CGTCGATCGACGAGAGCCCGGTGCCGACCAATGTGCCTTCGGCCGACGCGTTAAAGCCGGTCGCCGACGCGCCGCCGACGCACAAGCTCGCCGGCTGCTGCGCGTTGCCGTACAGATCCGGCGTCAAGCTCGTCACCGTCGCCGTGACGTCGGTGTCGACAAGCTGGCAGATCACCGGGATCGCGGTTCCGGACGCGCCGTCGAAGCTGACCGACCAGCCGAGTACAAGAATGTCAGTTGTGCTGGGCGTCGCGACCTGCAAAACCGTCTTCGTCGCCGCAGCCGAGAGCGCGACCACGGTCACGCCGAACGGTGCCGACGTCGCACGCGGGGTCGCGATGTACTCGCTCACAGCGTTATGCCGTCCACGAGCAGATACGCCGCGTCGTTGCTCAAACCGGCCGGCAGCGTGATCACCGCGCCGGACGTCTGCGCGACACCCGCGCCGGTCCCGGTGCAGGCCATCACGACAGCACGCGTGACCGTCCGGTAAAACGCGAGGCCGGCCATGTCGATCGTGTCGCCGGCTGAGACGCCGTACAGCCCGAACAGCGACCACTTGCGCGGGCCGGTGTCCTCGAACACTTTCCGGCACTGATCTTGCGTGAGCGCTGCCATCTGATCATCTCCCGTAGATCGCGCCCTTGTGCGCCGCGCCGAGCCGAGTCACTAGCGCCGGCCGGCGCATCCGGATCTGCTGCGGCAGCAGCGCCGGAACCACGGCCGGCCCGAGATACGCCGTGTCGGACGCGCCGAGATCGTCGAGCCAGTACGGGCCGTAGTTCGCTTGCGCGCCGCCCGACTGGCCGATCCGGACGAGCCCGCAGTCGGTGCTGAGCGACTGCCCCGACGTCGACGTCTGCGTCTCGGTCGGCGTCGCCGAATCCGGCGTGTTAAACAGCTTGAACTCCGCGACACCGGTCGCCGAGTTGCACATCGCCTCGATGCGGCACCACGCATTGAGCGGGATCGTCGCCGTCGACGTCAAGATCACACTGTTCGCGCTGTTCTGAAACGCCAGCGTGCCGGCCGTGTTCAGCCGCAGCGACGCAGCGATCGTCGCGCCAGAGTTGCCCCAGTACAGCAGGCGCGAGTTCGCGGCCGGATTCGCTGTCGCGAACAGGGAGATCCGCTGATACACGACCGTTAGCGTCGTGCTCGTGAGCGACGTCGACCATGTGACGTACACCGTCCCGGCTGTTGATCCGGTCGCGAGCTTGAGCGACAGCGAGCCGTGCGCCGCCTGCGCCGAATCCGATGCGTTCGTCGCCCCGGTGCCGATGTTGACGACATCGAAAAAGTTGCCGGACGCGCCCCCCGTATTGCCGCCCGCGCCGGCCGTGAGCACGGTGCCCGAGGGCGTGACGCCTTCGAGCGAGTTCGTCAGCGTGACAGCCACCGGTCACGCCCCAGATCAAGCAACCGTGTCGGTGATCCGCCAGATGCCGTTAGCGTGCCACACGACCGTGAACGTGCCCGACGTGACCGACTGCACGCCGCCGAAATAGTTGAAACAGATACCTTGATCAGCGACCGGTGCCGTCAGCGTGTCGTCGTACACGAGCGTGCCGTACACGTTCGCGAGCGTCGCCGCGCTGCCGCTCGCCGTGTTCGATGCCGTGTACCACACCGCCGACGACGTGTCGTTAAAATGCGTCGTCCCGCTCGTGCCCGACAGCGCGACCCCGCCCGTCGCCCACTGGCCGGCCTGCGACACTTCGTTCGCCGTCAGCCATTGAGACGTGCCGGCGTTATACGCCGACAGGGCAGCCGTCACGTTATTGTCCGGGGTGATCGAGTTGTTATACAGCGCAGCCTTCGGCACGTCGGTGCCGAAGTTCAGCGACGTCTGCGTGCGCGTCAGACAGTCCGCGATCCACTGCCGGAAGATCGCCGAACCGGACCATGCCATGTCATGCACCACCCTCAGCGCACGCCGGATCCGCGAGCGCACCGATACCGGGCCGAGCGCGGCCAGCGCTCGCGCTCAGCGACGCGCACGGCGCATACACCGTGCAGTCTTGGCCGTCATCACGAGTCGTGATCACGGACATGTACGGACGTCCGTCGCCGGCTAGCTGCACGATGTCGCTGCCGACGTAATCGGCGCGCTCGACAGCCTCGATCTTGCATGCCGTGCCGTCGACGACAAACGGCACGTCGAGCCCGAGCAGGCCGGCGCACCTGTGAAAACGGGTGTGCGGGCGCGGCTCGAACGTCACATCGGTCGCTGGGCAGTTCGGGCACGACCAGCGTGTCTCAACGCGCAGCAGCGGCTCGCCGCTCATGCCTTGTGCTGCCGCGCACCCCGACCGTGCCGGTCGGCCGGTGCCGCGTGCTTCGCGCTCTCAACGTCGCCGGACTCGGCAGCAGCTTCGGCTCGCGCTACCCCCGCTTCGGCTCGCGTCTCGGCGGGCTTCCGCCTGGCTTTCGGTTTCGCGCCGAGCGCGTCGAGTTGCTTGCCGATCCGCTGCATGTCCGTCTCGGCTTCGCGTCCCTGAGCGTCGGCGTACGCAGCTTGCAGATCTTCGACGTCGCCCATTTCACACCCACTGCAACGCGAGCTTGACCGCAGCTGCGATCTTCGTCGCTGTCTGAGCGCGAGCACCGGCCCCGGCGCTCGACGTGTACAGGTTGACGGCGTGCAGCGCCGACGTCATGCCGTACGGCGGCACCGACGCCGCCGTGATCGACGTTTTGCCGGTCGCGTCGGCGAACGAGCCGCCCGAACTCGGCTTCACCTGGGTTTTCGCCATCGCTTGAACCTCCGTGCGGGGGCGGGTGGGTCTTCGCCGGCCGGCTGGGCCCGCACCCCTGCCGGCCGGCGAAGCTCGAACGGTCAGAACGTCGGCGCGATCATGCCCGTGCCGTTGATCTTTTGCACCGCCGCTGCGTACCGCTGGAAGGTGTAAGCGATGTATCCATACACCACCAGCAGCACGCCGAGGTTCAGCGCAGCCGGCTGCTCAGCACGGATGTACAGCGGCGAGTTCGGCTCTTCCCACAGGTGGCACTCGCGGGAGCACACGACGTACGCCTCATCTTCGGTTCCGGCGCCGAGCGTCGTGCCGATGTTGTTATCGACGATCACATCGAGTCCGATCGGCAGCGTGCCGCGCACACCGGAGTTATACGACGAGTCCGGCCGCACGACCCCGCCCGCCTGAGCGTTCCACGGACCGGCGTTGATCAGCGGCCACGTCGAGCCCATCTGCGACGCGAGCCAGTACCAGCGCCGCGAGTGCATCACAACGAAGTCGGGCGAGCCCATCGCGAGCAACGCAGCTTCGACACCGGCTGCCGCGCCGAGCAGCTTCGGGTACAGCAAAGCGGCGGTCGGCGAGCCGGACACGAACGCGACCGACGTCGCGACCGCTGACAGGCCGGTGCTCGCCTGCGTGATCAGCGTCGAGTCGAGCACCGTCGCATACCGGGACATGAGATCTTGCATCGTCACGTCTTCGGTGCCGGTGCCGCGGTCAATCGCCTGACGGCTCATGCGCTGGCTGCCGGCGATCGTCTGCACCGGGATCGTGAGCAGCGTGTCGTCGATCGTCTGCGTCTGCACGAGGTCAAGCTCGTTCACCTGGATACCGGCCGTCGTCGCCGTGGTGATCCGTGAGATGTCGAGCGCCATCCCTTGCGCCGGCAGCGGGTGCCCGTTGCACACGTCGGCGAACGGCCGAAGCCCGGCGACAGCCGGCGCGTACATGTCGGTCAGATATTGCGGGACGGTCAGTCCCGCGAAGTTGCCTGTCGTCGAGTCGCCGGCTGCGCGTTCAAGCTGGCCGGACGCGACGCGCTCGACACGCTCTTCGGCCATGTGCCGGGCGAGCCGCTGCGTCGACGCCGGATCTTGCGTCGCGAACTGCCGAGCGACATCACGCAGGAACTGCCGCCCTACCGGGTCTGTCTGCTGCGTGTACACGCGAGGTTCGTCGCCGATCCGTGCGACGGCATCGTACGCCGGCGCGATGGCGCGGCTCGAGATAGCCGGCGGGTCGTCGCTGCCGTCGCCGGTCACCCGCGACGGCACCGGCACCGACTGCCGCGCCCGCGCCTGATAGTCGGCGTCTTCGGCTTCGAGATCACGCAGTTCGGCGATCTTCGTCTTGATCCCGGCGATATCGTTGCGCGCCGTGTCGCGCTGGGCGCGGGCTTCGCCGATCTGCCGCTCTTCGTCCGGCGACAGCATCGCCCGCCCGTCCTGCCGGGCGGTGTGCAGAATGAACGCCACTTGTGCGCGGGCGATCTCGCGTCGGTGCTCAGCAGCACGCAGTTCGACCTCAGCGCTCGCGAGCAGGCTGTCGGTCGTCGTGTTCGTCATCGGGGGTTGCCTCCATACGCGCACGCCGGCGCGGTCGGTGAAGTGTGAAGGCGTGCCCGCCGTGTCGCCGTGATCTGACTGTCACGGCCCTCGGCTGTGCTGGCCGGTCTGACTGCCGGCAACGGGCATCCGGTCTGACTGCCGGACACTCACGCGTCGTCGTCGAGTTCGTCGTCATGCTCGAACAGCGCGGCAGCAAGCTCGACGCTCATTCCGGATGTTACCTGCGCGCCGTCGCTGCCGCTATGGGGGCGCGCCGCGCTCGCTTTGATCGCGGCGATAAACGATTCGAGCGTCGAACCGGCGGGCTGCGCGTTCTGATGGGCGTGCTTGTGTATCGGCGGGCCGTTGTGGCTGTGCGAGTGCTCGTGCGACGCGTCGCCGCCCTGGCTGCCGTACGCCGAGTGCGGGTGCGAGTGCGTGCCGGTGAACGCGCCGTGCAGCGCCCGTGTCGGGCCGATGTGCGCGTGCTTCGCCGTCCGGTCGTCGGGGTCGTCGATGCCGAGCAGATCCATCACCTGATCGACGATCGCCTCAGCGCCGACGAGCAGATCGAGCGCTTGACCGACGTCCGGGGGCAAGCTCGACGTGTCGAGCCCGATCACGTAACCGGCGCCCTCGTCGAGCGTCGCGTCGAGCGACGCGATCAGCAGCTTCACATCTTCGTCGGCGTCTTGCCGTACCGCCTGGCGGATCTCGACAGCGCCGGGGAACGCACGCGTGATCTGATCGACAGCCGCCCGGGCCGCGCCGGCGGGCAGATGCGCGAGCGCTTCGAGGATCTCGGGCGCACGAGCAGCGATCGACGTGTGCGGGCTAGCGCCGTAGTTGACCGCGCTGACGTCGCCCCGGTTGATGTCGGCTTCGAAGATCGTGAACTTGTCGTATGACTCGTTCCACCCGCCCGCGTTGAGATAGAACGCGAAGCTCATCTCGTCGATCAGCCCGTCGTCGATCGCCGACACGATGTCACGCACGTCTTGCCGGTTGCCGTTCAGCAAAGCGCGTGCGCCGAGTCCGTGATCGTCGGTCCACAGTTGCAGCGTGCCGTTCGCGATTCTCGCCATCGTGACCCCGCGATGGTTGACCAGGAACGCGACGTCAAGCTCAGGGTCGGCGAGCGACTTGTCGAACGCGCCGGACCGCACCGTCTCGTCGTACGGGCCGAACGCATCCCACATCTGATACGGCTTGTCGAACACCGACGCGTAACCTTCGACCTCGAAATATTCGCTACCGTTTTTCTTGACCGGCTTCGCCCGGTAGATCACGCCCCGGAACAGCGTCGACCGTGCCGTGCCGTTCGGCGCTTGCGACCGTGACAGCAGCATCGCCCGCTGAACCGGCGCGGGCGCGTCGGCCTCATAATCGGGGTTGATCTGTTTCATATGCGACTGCAAATGCGACTTCGCCGCGCTCGCGTTCGTCAAGCCGGACGTCTGCGGCAGCCGGCCGAGCGCGTTCGCCGTGCCGGCCGCGTTCGGCCCCGACCCCGGCGACTTGTGATGCGGCAGCGCCCACGCCGCCTGCGTCGAAGTGTCGCCGGCTTTCTTGCCCGCGCAGATCGCAGCGAAGCACGACGCCGGCGTTGCCGAGTTCGTGCACGCCGACATCGCAGCCGGCCCGTCCCACGCCGAGTTATCGACGGCACGCTCGAAGTGCTCGCCGGCAGCAGCTTCGCGCTCAGCGCAGTCGTCACAGTCGATCGTCGTCATTGAGCGTTCCCCTCATCCGGGCCCGGCTCGAGAGCCGGTTTCGTCGGCGCTGCCGGTGCCGGTGGTGAGATGTCGACGCCGGTCGGCAGCACCGTCACAAGCGGGTTCTTAGGCGGATCGAACAGCAAGATCTGCTCGATCTGATCGGGCGTGAACGGCTGCCGGCCGATGATCTCGCGAGCTTCGTCCGGCGCGAGGATGTGCCCGCGCAGCAGCGTCGACAGCCACTCGGCGCGGGTCGGCGGGTCCATGTCGAGCAGATCGTCAGTGTTCAGCTTCACCCGGCGCGGTTTTTGCGTCAGCCGAGACAGCGCCCACTCACGGCGCCGGATCGCCGGCCGCAAGTTGAGGATCAAAAATTGCAGGTGCCGCTGTGTGATGTTCGCGTACGTGATCTTCGTCGATTGCAGCAGCACAGCCTCGATCAGATCCGCAGGGCAGCCGTAGAACCGGGCGACGTCGAGCAGCGACGCGTTCTGAGCTTCGAGCCAGTCTTGCGACGCCGACTGCGCCTGTATGAAGTCGTACTCCCAATCGTTGCCGTAGACGAACGGCTCGCCGACTTGGATCGCTGCGCGCCACGCCTCTTTGACCTTGAGCGC